TAACTCCTTGCTCATAATCCACCACTGGGGTGTGTAACCTGTCTTCGCCAGAAAAGTCTTCTGCCATCCCTTACGTCCAGCTAAAGTGACGCGAGTGCATCCAAGGCTCTTACCCCAAGCCTCGATCATTGGTGACATCAGTTCTAGTTCTTCCATCACGCCTGCTGCTAGAAAATAGTTTAGGCATTTTTGCTGTGGGTGGAGAACAATCTCCGTAACCACCACCGAATTCCGTCCAGGCCAGAATTGCATCTTGGCTTGCTGGACCAGCTCAACGACATCATCAAATGTGTGAGTGTTCAACGAATATTTTAAGGCTTTTTCAATCTCTGGCCTCAATCTCTCAATATCTGTCATAGTGCCGTTGTTGACAATGCGCCAGCGTTACTCACCACCACACTGTACCTAGTCCCATTTGGTGATGTCAATATCAGCTTACTGCTGCTAATCTCAACGTCAGCGTTAGTCTTTCGATTCAGTCGGTCAGCGTTCTCCAGCAGGAAGTTACGCTGCGCCTCCATCACTGGCGTATAGACTTGAGGTGGGTGCGGTACGTTGAGAGACATCAGCGTTTCCCGGCTGGCACCGCATCTAGGCGCATCACCCCCACCCGCCAATCACTCAAAGTATCGGCTGTTACCTTCATCTTGACCTGGCGCCCACTGAAACGTGCGTCGGTTGGGTTGGCGCTGGTGAATGGACCGTAGGTTGTCTCAGTGTCGGTTGGATAGAAACGGCTGCTGAAGCTGATGTTGACATCCCCAAGGTTGGACTCGTCCGGTATCACCTTGCGAACCTGCATGATTTGCTCGCCATTGCCAATCTCCACCGGGCCTGACTCAGCGTAAATTGTCTGTGAGTCATAGGCAAAGCCCACCTCATGCTCGTAGATGTAACCGTCAGCACTGACCATCAACGGGTTATTGAAGACGCCCTTGTCAACCCCAGCCAAACGCGCCAAGGTGCCTATTGACCAATGGTTTTCACGGTAGTTATAGATGACGTAGGAGTCATTTTCAATGCTGGCGCTGCTGGTGTAGAACCACCAGATTTCCCCAAACTTGCTGTTGTGGACAGCGTAAACCTTGCTGGCCTGCTCCAAGTTGATATTGCTAAACACGTAGTCGCCAACGTCAGACGGCAGTGGCTTGACGTAACCGTCGTAAATCCAGAAACCTGACCTACTCATCCAGATGGCGGCAGTGTCTATAGCCGCTACAGCTTGGGGTCCAATCAAGCCGCAACCAGAGCCAGCCTTCTCAAAGCTGAACACGAACGGCTGACCAATGTAGCTGCTGGTGTGGACATCAACGTCAGTGAATATCAGGTTGACGCCTCGCACCCGCTTACCCGCCAAGATTGAACCTACAGTTGTCAGCTCAAAGCTGCCTGCTTGGTTATTGGCGGCTGGTGACCATGTGGTGTTGTCCTCCTGATCACACCATGCCACAAGCCGAGGGTTACCGCTGGCACCCAAGGCGAACATGAAACGCTCAGAGGTGGTCATCACCGCCGCGCAACTGGTGGGTGCATTGACAATTGCCACTGCCTTCGTTGGCGTTGTGAATCCTAGCTGCCACTCCAGCAATTGACCATCGCTGTTGCAGCATCCGACCCAATACTCACCCCAAGTGTCCATTGACCAGGTGGCAGCGTTGATGATTGCGCCAGTGTCTGGCCTAGCCACACCATACGCAAATGCACCATAGTTTCCGTAGCCATAGCCAACTAGCAATGATGCATCTGCTGCACCAGGTGTGAATATCGTTGGTGTTATTTCCTTCAGCGTCCCAGCTTGGTTCATCACATACAGTTTGGTGTTGGTGCCAGCCACAATCCACCGGGTTGAGCTGTTGTCACGCCAATTGATAATGCCTCGGCAGGTGCCTGACATCTGTCCATTAGCCCTCTTGCGCCAGCCTCCAACTGGCCTGAGAGTGTTCTCAAACCACCGAACCAAGTTAGCGCCGAACCACCGACCCATTGATTGGTATTCAGTGCCGTTACGGTAAACGCCTGCTGGTATCTTGAGTGGCATCAGCATATTGATCTTTCAGACAAACTGTCTAGTACCTTGCTTGTCGATAATTAGAGCCTGACCCCTTGGCTTTTCAGCAATGCTGATGTGAGTCCAAGAATCATATTCACGGATGATTTGGTCAAAGGGAAGTTTAGCCGAAATCAGCGCCCTCACCACAGCGTCTGGCGTCATCCCAGGCACCCTAAAGTCACAGGCCAAGCCTTGCCTATGCTGACTGGTGTCCTTGCTTCCTACGGCATCATTGACTGCCTTGCTGCGGAAGGCTGAGTTGATCATCACAGGCTTGCCGCCAAGTGCTGTCTTCATTGTCTCCAAGAACTCAGCCAGCCGCTGAAGGTTTGCCAACTCCTGTGCGTTAGGCGTGTTGTCCAGGCTGCGGTGGTCAGTGCAGGTCAACTCAGCAAGGCTAAAGTGAGGCGTCATTTGTTCCTCGCTGATATTGCTTTGGCCTTGGCCTTGGCGTCTGCCTTGGAGCTGGCTCCCCAAGCATTGAGACTCAGCAGCAGCCGGGTGGGTTTACCGTTTTTGTACTCTGGACCATCGTTGCCGCCCATCCGTGCGAGGAAACTGGCTCGTCGAGGATTGTCACCAGACTTGACGGGTGGCTTGATGTTTTGCCCAGCCGCCTTGAGGCTTGCCCGTCCAGCAGCATTCAACCCACCCTTGGGGTTTTGTCCTTCCTTACGCTGCCAAGCTGGAGTCTTCATTTCTTCTTGGCTGTCTTGGCTGCTTGCTTGAAGTCCTTGGCGCTAGGCGCTGCCTTGCTGCCGACCTTGTTCATCTTCTCTTTTGAGCCAGCCTTGATGCGTTCCTGCTTGGCGTTGATGTTTGCGTAGAGTCCGGGTTTCATAGTCACTTCCTTGAGAGTAAATCTGTCTTGGCTTGGCTTCCAGCAGAACTGCCGAAATAGTAAGCAATGATGCCAGTCCAAGCTGTGCCGAGTGACCCCAGCATCATCAGGATGGCGGGGTTGTTGGAGTCAATCTGGTTGAAGAACATCATCACCATGATGGAGAAGAATCCAAGTGTCACGGCACCAGCGAGTATTGGCGGCATCATGGATCTGGTGGCTGACTGCATATCCCTTGCGGATTTCCTGTCCTCCACCTCCAGCTTCTCAAAGTTGAGGCCAAGCTCCTGCGCTTGCTTCTGCAACTCAATCTCAGCAATCTTCACCATTGCAATCTGATCTGCCGTCAGCTTGTTGCTGCTGATCATGTCGCCAACCTTCTCGGGGTCAACCCCAATGGCCTTGGAGATGGCGCTTACCGCCATGCCTGCCAATGGTCCACCAAGTGCGGTGGCAATCGTTGGTGCAATCTGTTTAAGCCAATCCATTACTTCTTCTCCAACTTGGTGTTGATCACGGCAATCTCTTGTCTGTTGTGCATGATGTCATCTCGGTTCTTTTGGATTTCTTTTTCCAAATCTTGTCTCAGCTTTTCCCTTGCCAACTCAGCGCCTGAGTTGCTGGCTTGCTTGTTGTCACTGGTTACCACCAAGCTGATCTTGCTATTGAGAATAGTCACTTCATGGCTGAGATTTGACAGAGCCGACATCAGATACACAACGCAGCTAAACAGCAGTGGCAGTATTGCAAATGTGGCCTTTTCAATCAATGCTCCTTTATCGTCCGTCATGTGTCCCCCACAAGTTGCCACGTAAGCCACGCGGTTAAACCAATCACTACAGCCACCAGAGCAGCCCACAGGCCAAAGGTCAGGATGTCGTTAATCTCTTTAGCCCTCAGTGCCTTGGCCTGAGCCTTCTCTGCTTCTGCCTTCTTGCGTTCAGCCACCATGCGGTTACGCTCCAGCATCAGTGCGTTCCAGACGTCATCGTTGCCTGACCATATCAGCATCTGCTTCAGCTCGTTCTCTGCGTCTTGGAGCTGCTTGAGCTGCATCACCGTCTCAAACGCCACTGCCGTATCGCTCTTGCCAAAGCCCTTTGGCTTTTTCTTGACTGACTCCTTGGCGATAACGTCCTTCGCCTCGAAGAACTTCATTAAGTCGCCAGAGATGCCATTGATGTCCTTGCCCATCTTGATGGCAGCTTGTATCCCTTTGATGGCTCCTTGGGCTACAGCGAATGCGGTTAGCGGATCGATCATTTGTCCCGCCTGTTCCACATTTCAAATAGCGTTTTGATCTTGTCCTCCAAGACAGCTACCCGCAGGTCCAACTTTGCCAAGACGATGATCAAGGTGATCAGCGCCAGCAGGATGGGCCATGCTTTTGCGAGGACGTCGAAGAAGTCCACTTCATCTGCCCAGCGTCAGAGATGCGTAAACGATAGCGGACATGGAGACGATCAAGACGCCAGTGGTCTTCATAATCACACCCTCAAGCCGCTTGAGCCGAGCATTGATCTGTGCATAACGTTCTGCACAAACGGCCTCATGGCTCGTAAACCGGATGTCTAGCTCACTCATGGTGCGTCAGGCCAAGTAACGGTCCAAGGGAATCCAGCCTGTGCTGGGATGTCTCGCAAGGCTTGGCAGTAATCTTTCCACGCCTGTGAAGGTGTCATATCACTGCGAAACCTCCAATCAGTCTCAGTCAGCTTGTCATCCCGGCTGGTGCGTACCGCCTTGGCTTGCTCTGCGTCCTTGCTGGCCTTGTAAGCAGCCTCTTGCTCGGCAGCAGTAGTAGTTAC